ACCTATGACGATGAAATTATGCATAACATTTGGTGGGTAATCAAGCGTGAAGATGAATTTCCAAGCGGGCAATTTATTGCCGATGTCATTAGACACTTTTTGCTTATCAAGGGAGAGAACAAGTGAGCAACAACATTGAACTACTCAAAGCCCTAGCAATAGAACAAGGCAAACTCCTAGAACTCCAACGCATACTCCCAATCGTGCAAGCATTCGCACTAGACGCACTAAAACACCGCACCAAAATGGCAGATGTAAAACAACTACTCAAAGAGCTAGAAGGCTAACCATGTTCAACGATCAACAATTCTTCGAGCAAGCAGTCAGAGCATCACGCCTAGCCTTCGACCTCGGCCAACCATACCTACCAACAGGCAAAGTCACACACAACTACCCAACCCCCAAAAGAATCAAATCAAGCAAATACACAAAACAACAAATCAATGACTACTGGTTCATCCGAGACCTGCACGACATAACCAAGCAAAAGTTCCCAGACTGCCAAGCACCAGACTGCCACCGACCAAAACACCTCAAGAACCTATGCCGCGCACACTACAGCGTCACACTCGCCTACCAGGCTGACTACAATGGCTGAATGGCATGACAGCCCCGAATGGCGCAAAGCAAGAGCAAACGCCAAAAGAATCCTCGACCCAGTATGTGCCACCTGCAACAAAGAACTGGCTGGTAATGACTGGACAATCGACCACATACACCCACCAGCTGACACCAATGGCGTGCCAAATAACAACATCGAGAACTTGCAATCAATGTGCAGAGAGTGCAACAGCCGCAAGAGCAACAGGACACTGCAAAGAATCAACTATCGCAACCCAAAATGGAAATAAAAAAGAAATTTGATTTTTCTGAAAGGATTAGTTTCATCCCGCGCATTTTTTTCTTTCTAACGCGACCATTGAAATTATTTGAAAGGTAACAACATGACTGAGAACGACTTACAGGACTGGTTGAATGAACTTGACTTGGATGCAGAGCAGAAGCTCATGGCTGGTATGGCCTTAGCATTGGCTAAGTCATTCGATGAAACTGGCCATACTTCAACGGCAGCGGAATTGCGAAAGACAATTCTGGAGTTGAAGCGCATGGTGTCTGCTGGCAAAGTTGAGGTTGACCCATTGGCTGAGATGCTAAAGCGATGAGTGTTCACTTCTCTTCAGCAACAGATGACTGGGCAACGCCACAGGACTTCTTTGATCAGCAAAACAAAATCTATGGATTTACGCTAGATGTCTGCGCCAGTTCAACCAATTACAAGGTTGCAAATTACTTCGATGAAGAAACTGACGGCCTAGCCCAGGACTGGAGCAACGAAGTAATCTGGATGAATCCACCTTACGGCCGAGTCATTGGCAAATGGATGTCTAAGGCTTATGAAGCATCAAAGGCTGGTTCAAAGGTTGTCTGTTTAGTTCCTGCTCGGACTGACACAGCCTGGTGGCATGATTACGCTATGCAAGGCAAGATCACATTCATTCGAGGTCGCTTGAAGTTCGGTGGCGCAAAAACTCCTGCTCCGTTCCCTAGCGCGTTAGTAGTATTCGGCTAATGCCTAAACCATTCCTGCAACTCCCAGCAAGGTTCACTGAACCTCTCTCAGATGACTTTGTGACTGACGGTGACAAGCTCGTTCCGTTCGTTCATGCTTTCATGCAGACTGAAGAGAGTGCCGGTCAACCTATTGTGTTGGATGAGTGGCAGGTGTGGTTGTTGCGCCGAATGTTGGAGAGGTATCCGAATGATTATGCTGACCAGTCGCTTGCTGGCCGTTTACGCTATCGTCAAATTGTTGTCAGTCTTGGCCGGCAGAATGGTAAATCAACACTTACTCAGGCCCTTGCACTTTATGCTCTGCTCATGCATGAGAATGGGCCAACAGTTATTGGTCTGGCATCGTCGCTAGATCAAGCGAAAATTGTTTACACTCGTGCGCTCTATTCCGTTATGGCTAACAAGTGGTTGAAGAAACGCTTCAAGAAAGCCACTGAACACCGAGGCATTCACTTGGCTGACGGCTCTGGCACTTACATGGTGAAGGCTGCTAAAGAGTCAGCGGTTCAGGGTATCAGTGTAAGCTTCGGCATTATTGACGAATTGCACATCATCCCCGAAGGTCTCTTCTCAGCGTTGACTTTGGGAACTTCTACACGCAAAGACGGCCTCGTTGTTGGCATCACTACTGCCGGCGATGAAAACTCACGCACACTAATAGACCTTTACAAAACAGGGCAGAAAGCTGTTGACGGAGACCCAGAATTTGAACGCTTCGGCTTCTTCTGTTGGGAAGCACCTGACCAGTTGCAGATAGATGACCCTCAAGCAATCTATGCAGCGAACCCTGCTGTTGCTGCTGGCCGAGTGCCTATTGAGCGAGTGTTGTCAGATGTCCGCACTATCCCAGAACATGAAGCTCGACGCTATCGCTTGAACCAATTTATCAATGGTGGTGCAAACTCTTGGCTACCAACAGAACTAATGAAGAAGGCAACTGGCACAGGTGTCAGCAACATGACTGGTGCAGTGTTCGCTGTTGACCGGACAAAGAATTGGGAATACGCCACCATTGCTGTTGCCAATCAGAACGGTGACATCACTGAAACTGAAATTGTTGCATCAATCGTCAACCCAACTGAAGAAATCCTTTTCAATGAGATCGTGCGCCTGGCAACTAAGTTCTCTGCTCGTGCAGTTGTTGCAGATGAACAGCAATTCCCTAACATGGCTAAGAGGCTTCGTGAAACAGGTCTACCGTTCTGGCGTTTATACACGAAAGAAGTTTCAGCAGCGTGTTCAACTGTTTATGCCATGTTCAGCAATAACACTATTCGCCATGCTGGCGACCCGTTGCTGTTGAAGCAGTCACCTGGTGGAGTTACTAAGTATTCTGGTGAGTCATGGCTAATTAGTCGCAGAGATAGCATCGGTGACATTGACGCACTTATGGCGACACTCTTCGCAATCTATGTTTCAACAATTGCGCGACACGCCACAGTTCAGGTGTTTTGAGTTATCCACAGGTTGTGTATAACATTATGGCATGGCATCACTATGGCAACGCCTAACTGGCGCACCAGTTCAAGAAGCTCGTGCAGCCCAGCCAACCATTCCAACTAGGTTGGCAACTTCAGTGACCCCAGATTCTTCACTGACATTGACTGCTGTTTATCGTGCAGTGCAAATCATTGCCACCCCAGTGTCAAAGATGAACATTGACACCTTCCGCTACGCCACAGGCCTAGAAGCAAAAATCGAAAACCCGTTGCTAGTCAACCGACCTAACTTGGATGATACCCGACGCGACTTCTTGTTTCAGACTGTTGTCAGCCTCTCACTTGAGGGCAACGCCTTCTGGTATAAGCAATTCGGTTCAAATGGTCAGGTCAACAACCTAACGATTCTCCCAGCATCAGCAGTGTCAATCTCACAGGACTCTGCAACTGCTCGCAAAACCTACAACTACGAAGGCAAGTCCTACACCTCAAACGAAATTGAACACCTGCGACTGTTCCCTCGCGCTGGTTATCTTCGAGGTGTCAGCCCAATTGAGTCATGTTCAGCAGACTTGGCAGCAGCCATTGATCTACGCGACTATGCAAAGAACTGGTTCAGTTCAGCAGGAGTCCCAACCGGTATCTTGAAAACTGGCCAAATGGTCAACCAGGCAGATGCTGAGCTAATCACTAACAACTGGCACAACAAGCAACAGAACCGCCAAATTGCTGTTCTGGGTTCAGGCTTCGAGTTCCAAGAGATTCAGGTTGACCCAGCCAAGGCCCAGTTCACTGAGCAACAGGCTCAGGCTGTTCAGCAAATCGCTAGACTCTTCGGAGTCCCTGCTCGACTATTGTTGACTGGTGTTGACGGCACTAGCGACACTTATAGCAACCTAAGCGATGAAAACCAAGTCTTCTACCGTCACACGCTAATGGCCTACACTGACGCAATCTCAGATGCACTGAGTAACTGTCTACCGCGTGGCACACGCTCAGAGTTCAACTTCGAGAGCCTGTTCCGAGCCGACCAGCAGAACCGCTTCCAAATGTGGAACACTGCCTTGGCTGGCGAAGCGTTTATGACTGTTGAAGAAGTAAGAAACAAGGAAGGACTAAATGTCTGAACTAGAAACACGCTCAGTTGAGATGCGCCTAGACGCTGTTGAAGAGCGCACCATTACCGGCCTCGCTGTCCCTTACGGTCAAGATGCAAACATTGGCGGAGCATACATTGAACGCTTCGCACCGGGTGCTGTTGACAATGTTGACGATGTCAAAATCTTCTACGGCCACAACCACGACTCACTGCCAATCGGCAAAGTCATTGCAGGTCGCGAAACCGAGGCTGGCTTCGAGATCACTGCACGCCTAACCG